ACCACACAACTTTTTCCTTTTTTCATTTACAAGTTTTTCATATCTTCGTTTATTTATGTAAGTAATAATAATCAACAAAAACCGAGTTGTCAAAATGTTAATAATTCCCGTTAAAAATAACGATTTAGAAAAATCTTTAAAAAACTTTAAGTCAAAAGTTTTAAAAACTAAAATGATTGTAGAGTTACAAAACAGAAAAAACTACAAAAAAAAATCTGACATAAAACGCCAGATTTTAAACGATGCCATTTATAAAAATTTAAAAAATAATAAATTATAAATTTTGAGTTAAATTCATTAACTTAATATATTCTTTTTTAGAATGTTTTACATTTGTAAGTCTTTCTTTTGTTTCTAATAAAACTTTTGATAATTCTTCATCTGATTCAGAGATAAGAGTATTAATTTTTTGAATTGCGGTTTCTTTTAATTCGGTAAATTTTGTTTTTAAGTTTTCATCATTTGATGTTAAAACTTCTTTTACAGAATTTCTTTCAGACTCAGTTAAGTTTTCTAAATATTTTTCAGCAGTCTTATTAGCAACTTTTAACATTGAACTAATTGGGACATTTGAAGATTTATTTTCTTTAAGTATTGGTTTTTTACCTAAAGACTCAACAATTGATTTTTTAGCAATTGATTTCTTTTCAGGTTTTAGTAAATCACCATAAAATAACTCATCAATTGTTTTATATTTGTTTTCAAGTACAATATCTTTAGTCCAACTTTTGACAAAATTTACTGTATTCTCAGATAATTTAATTTGTCTAAATTCATTAGATAAATCATCAACCAAATAAGTTGCAGTTTCTTTATCTAATTCTTTATTTTCTTTTAAATTATCATATATCGACATTAATTTACAAAAATCACTATTTTTAAGTAATTTTCTTTCAAAAAGTCTCATATCAGTTTTAAGAGTTCCTTTAACAAAGGAATCAATTAATTTATTTTCTACTAATGTTTTTATTAATCCGAATCTCATATCTATATTTTTTTATATAAATATCAACCTTTAAGTAGTTTATCCAATTGATTACCCATTTCTCCTAAGGATTCTTGTACTCGACTTAAATCAATAATGTCATCTTCATTCAACATACCCGAATTTTCTAAAATAATATTTAAATTTTCTTTGTTTCTTTCATTGTTTTCAGGTACTGTACCACCTTCAGCTGGTGGTGGTGATGGTGATGACGGTGGTGCCGGTGATTCTCCTCCCATATCTCCCATTCCTCCTAAATCAGGTGGTGCTCCTAATCCTCCTCCTGTATCAGTTGACCCTCCTTCAGTAGGTGTTCCAGCCGGTTCCCCTTCTTTCTTACCATATAACTTATCTAAGTTATCGAATATACCTGTATGAGTAATTACTTCCGCAGTTTTCTTAAGTTCTTCACCCACAGCTCTTTCAATACGTTGTTGTTGTAAATCAAGTTTAATCTCATCATCTGAAAATCCAAGAATATGTTTCTTTGCCCATGACATAGATACTGCAGCAACACCACTACCAGGGTCAGCAACCATATCTTTATACAATAGAATTTTTTCTTTCCAAACATCAATCTTCATCAAATCAGCTTGAGTTGATGGATTTGTTAAACTTAAATTAAAGTTTGATATCTCATCTTCAAACCCTAAAATGAATAAATGTATGATTGCAATTTTATTTAACTCAGAAATCATATTCTTTTGAATACGATTGATAGTACGAGCAAAACGAATATCTTGTAATGATAAGTTCTTACCGTCACCAACAGTTTCTTCAAACCCTAAAAACGCTTTAGGAACACGAAGAGCAGTTAACAATTTCTTTTGGATATACTCGATATCGGCAATCTCAGATAAGTTTTGAGCTCCCGGTAATGTTTCTATTGGTGACGCTTGTGAGGTATCTCTAACAGGAACAAAATAATCTTGGTCAACAGCCATTTGATTAAATCTCATATCGACATTACCTGTCTTATGGTCAACCGTTTGACTTCTCTTAAACTTGTTTGCAAATCTTTGGATATATGGTTCAACATCTGCGTCATCCATGTTTCCAACGAATACTTTGAATACACGTCTTTCAGGCGCTCTTGATGTTCTATAAATCAACATAGCGTCTTCAGATAACAATAATTGTTTCCAAATACGACGAGCTTTTTCTAACATAGAAGTTCCGTAAGGTAATCTTCTATCATCACCCAATAATCTAAAGTGAGCAACTTCCCATGTGTTAAACTCTAAATCTTTTTGTTTCCATTTGAACTTCAAATGTTTTTTTTCAGGATTGGTTGTTGAATCTGTTGAGTGAGCTCCCATACCCGCTTCCAATCTTTCAATCTCAATGATTGGTAATTGCATACATCCTATAATACCTTTTTCAGGGTCTAATTTAAGATATACAAAATTATCACCATACTTACATGTGTTTCTTGTCCACATAGGTAAGTTGGTATTAATATCCAAAGCATTATTAAATAAATCACCTAAAATTGATTTAATTCTTGATGACTCAGAATAGATTTGTAACATATAACCATCCTGATTAATTGTTGTTGACTCTTCGGCATAAATGTCTAAAGCCGCACCAATTTCAGGAGTAAATTCCATTGACTCGTAGTCATAAAAAGACGATAAACGAGTTGGTTCATAAAAAACCGCTTGTGTGTATAGATTATTTTCAACCCTACCCCATTGGTTTGCTAAATAATATGTTTGTTGAGCTTGTAATTTCTCTCTTTCATATTCAGATTTAGAAGTTGTCTTTAAAAGTTCCTTCTTATCAAATTTGTATGTAGGATAATCCTGACCCAAAAGAGAATTGGGTCCAAATGTTTGGGATAACCTTTGCCATACCGTTAGTTTATTTTCACTCATACTAAAATATAAATACTTTTAAATTAAATTAAAGATTAAGGGGTAACCGTAATCATTAATATCTATTTGTGGTTTTAATCGTTAATCACGTCTAATGTTAGTATACCACCCGAACATAAGGTATTATATACTGATATTAGCATTTCACATCTTATTCTACCATCACCATTATCATAATAAGTTCCATAGTCAGTCCAACAATAACAAAAAGAAGGGTCATTACAACCACCCGGTAATGGAATTGGTGGGGGTGAATTAAATAAAGCCACCACATCAGTTATATTATTATAACCGCCAGGACTAAAACAAGCCTGAACTTGTGTCCCATCACATCTGTATTTTATAGAATTATACTGTGGTGTACTAAAAAAATCTAAAACTTGTGAATAAACTGATATTGTTGGTTCTTGTGTTGATGCTGGGTTTAATGATGGTCCAGGACCGGTATTTGCAGTTTTAAAAATATTATTAAAACCATTACTTTTATTTCTTAAAACACCAGAATTACCCTGTCCATCGACAACTAGTCTTGAACCTGTAAATAAATTACCTGATTTTTTTCTATTTCCTGTTCCCATATAATATTATCTTCGTCCCCCGAATAACCATAAATAGTTTTCGTAATCACTTTTAGTTGCTTCTCGTTTAAAGTTTTCTTGTTGATGTGAAACTACTGGGTCCATAAATTGTTTTCTGTTAAATTCATTTGTATTAACAGTCCACGAATCAATCATCGCCTTTGTTTGATTTGTTACCTTATTCAGAGATGAAAATGATGTTTCACCAACATAAAGAGCCATGGCAACTGACATAATCAAGTCATCATGTTGTCCCTTTTGGTGGTCAGGTCGTCCATTCACATAAATAAATGTGTTCATTTCATTTAACAACCTACTTGAATTTATTCTAAATCCATGTCTTAAATATTCTTCAAATGTTGCAATAATTTGAACTCTTTTAGCATTAAAGTTAATTCCCGGTATTTTTTCTGTTGCCTTTGGGTCGTATTGCCACTTATTTGAAATATCAACTCCATCGACATACACATTTCTATATCCCAACTCTCTCAATCGTAAAGATGTTGTAACTCCCATACCACCAGTAATATCCACAACAATAAATGCATTATACATATTACCCCATTTATAACATATTTCAGCCAAAGTGTCAGGAGGAAGTTTACCAACATACTCAGCGACCTGTTCTCTTGTATCAAAATCAACAATTTGAAATGTTGAGAAGTCCTCACTGTCACCACGAGATACGTCAACACCCATAATATATTTTTTACCTATTTCAGGTTCTTTCCAAATCCATAGTCCACCACCCATCATCTTTGTAGGCGGCTCCTTAACCATATTTACTCTTAAATCTTCTAACATATCAGAATTAAATACATTATCCCCCGAACCAAGAAATGCACATTCCAACTCCTGATTAACCTTACGTTTATCGTATTTAAGTTTCTTTACCATTGATTCATACCAAGAAGAACTTGGTTTGTACCCCTGAGAAATTAATTCTTTTATTTCATCAAAGTTTTTTTCCTTATTGTTATATTCAATAATTTCAACATTTGGGTATTCATTACGATTTAAATAATAATGAATAACATCTTTAACGTTGATTAATGATAAATCTTTAGCATATCTTGGGTCTTTCCACCAAACCATTGGGGAAATTTTAAATTCATTCATTCCCTTTAACGCTTGGTCGTAAATTTCATAATAGATTGCGTCATATCCGTTTGGTGTTGATACAACTATCACCTTACCACCTGTTGATAGGGATGCCATACAAGCCGCCCAAAAATCACTATCGGCCTCAATATACGCAGCCTCGTCAAATATTAATATTGTGGGGGTATAACCACGAAGAGCATCCTTAGATGTTGCTACCGCCTTAACTTCACATCCGTTAGTTAATTTAAAATGTCTTTGTGAATTTTTTTCAGCGGAAAACCCAACACCAACCCAGCTAGGCCATTGGTCGGTAAATCCTCTAATCTTATTTGCGACTTCAACCGCAGTGTCCAACTTGTTTGCAATAATCAAAACTTTTTCAGGACTATTCTTTTTAGCAAAAACAAGTTTTTTTGATGACCAAGCGGCAGTTACCGTAGATACTCCGGCTTGTCTATACTTTAGTGCAATATTTTCATTATAATTCTCGTAATCCTCAACCAGACTAATTTGGTCAGGAAATAACTCTAATGGGACATACTTTGAAACAGTGTTGTCATACGTCTGTAAATAAGTTTTAAGGGCGTATGGTGTTGATTTCATACACTTGGCATACTCCATTAAAACGGCTTCTTTAGATAAACTCATATACTATAAATATAAAATTTATAATAAAATAGAAAACCCTTCATCTCCGAAGGGTTTTAAAGTTTTTAGTTGATACCTAATCCTTTTAAAAAGTCATCAAAATCCTCATCATCATCATCGTCGTCGTCCTCATATTTTTTCATAGTATCTTCATACTCATATCCTTTTAGTTCTTCAACAATTTCATCAACCATGTCTTTCACCATTTTCTTTCCTTTTGGTGAACCTGATAAAATTTCACGAGCCATTGCAAAAAATTCGTTTGGAGTAAGTTCGGCAAACTTAACAAGGAAATATTGTTGTAAGTTTCTCTTATCGTCATCAAATAACTCATCAGGATAAGACTCACGGAACTTTTGCCAAATAACAGGACCTAATCTCATATCCCAAATTTCACCGACAACAGTATCTTGTGAGTTAATTACAGCCTCTTGTCTTGTCTTATCTTTTGGTAATCCGTATGTTCCCGCAATTTCCATAACACCTTTAGCAAGTTCATGAATAAGGATTGGTAAGTTAACACCACGAGCCTTTACTGTTGGTGGGTCAGTCTTAGCATCCAATTCAGACATACCAAAAGTAGATTCCCCATCACCCGCCATACCTTGAACCATTGAGTCAGGCATTAACCAATAAAGTGAATCAGCAAATGACATAAACACACCATATAAATTTAACAACTTTGGGTTAATTGCATTTAACTCTCTGTTTAATAATTCAAACATATAAGAAGATTGTTTAGCAGCTCCTTGAATAAGTGAGTTGATAAATCTTCTTTTTGCTTTCTCCAAGTCAAATTGTTCAAATGAGTCCATGAAATCTTCAAGTTGTTCTTGTTCTTCTTCAGACCCAAACATATTTTCAATTTCTTCTTCACTTGGTTCCTCACCTTTAGGTGATAATTTACTTGAATCAATGTCATTTGGTTGAACCAACTTTACATCATATTGTAACGAGCCTTCAGGAATTGCAAATTCTTTTTGAACAACTTCAATTGCAAGTTCTTCCAAATATTCTTTATTTTCAGATTCAATTTGAGCAATCTCTTGCATAGCATTCATTACCATCATTTGAAGTTGCATCATTGCATTTTGTGATGTAACATCTTGAAGTCCAGTATATCTTTTTAATCTGTTGATAACCTCTTTAAATCTCTGTGATGCAATAAGTTGCTCAAAGTTAGATGGTTTATCCGGTCCTTCAGGTGTTATTTCAGGAAATGCTTTACTACCTGAATGAGGAGTTTCACCTTTTTCAAATTTAGATTGAATATCAGGAGCCATTCTTTCCGGACCTTCGTACCCAATAGGTGCCTCATTAATACGATTAACCAATCTTTTTACTAATTGTTCTTTTTTCATTTTACTCACCTTTTAATTTAATATTCATTTTACCAAAACTTAAATATGAAGGTAATTCACCTTTTGGTCTTGGTTCAGTATTAGGAGCTGGTTGGTAAGGATTTTTTCTAGGA